GAATGTATTCACTTCATCAGGAACAATTTCTTGGGTTGCATTCGCAGTTAAAGTTGGATATGAAGGATCAACCAATGCTCTTTGAAGGGGGGATGAGTCGTGGATACCCCCCTCAATCAAACGGGAGTAATAGTAAGTGCCACTGAGAGGATACCCACTCAAATCGGATGAAATGGTATCGGTTACGAGAACTCCATTGCGGAAAACATTATAACCTTCCAGAATTTGACAAATTGGATAAAAATCGGGAGGATATGTGAAATTATCCGTAAATTTTCCTCCGAACAGAATGTAATGGCGGGAGAAATCGGTGGTAAATCCTCCCGTGTGTGAAGATAACCCCGATCTTGTGGTATATGGAAAGGTGGAATCATCAACCGTTGAATAATCAAAGGCATATCCTTCCCCATATTTGAAATCGTAGAAGGTATGTCCATCTAGAATGATATATTGTTTCTCTGTTTCTGGTATTACCTTGATGGTTTGCTTGAAACTCCCATCATTTTTAAACAAACCATAGAGATTGTTATAGATATCCTCCTTGGAATCCTGAATGTAACCCGATTCAAACACTTTATCCAGATATTTTGAAGGTGTCGTCTCCGTTTGGGAGATATAACCGTAATATTGGGAATCGCTTTTATTACTAATCGGTTGATTTTTGGCTTTCCCCGAAGAATCATTGCGTTTCAGGAATAAATCGTTGTTTACGAATGTTAGAATACCATCATTATTACCCCTGATATCAGGATCAGGAAAATAGTAGATGGTATTGGGTTCTAGATTATCAAAATTGAAGGAATATGAAGGTATTTCCCCATCAATCAAAATAATGGATAGCTTGTGGGGGCGAAAGAACCCCATTTCCACAGGTGTTGTGAATTCTTTTCTCTGAGTGGAAGCTGTTGTGGGATATTTCGTGTTGAAAAAGGAAGCTGCTGGATTATCAGCATCCAACATCTTACCCGAAATGAAGTCATATACAGTGGAACCCGTGGAAAGATAATAATAATTGGAAGAAATGTATTTCTCCGTTAATTTTCTCTTGTTATCCAGTAAGGAGTTCCCTTCTTTCAATTCAATCAGTGAAGCGGATACCCCAGCAAATACTTCGGGAATGAGTTCTGCATTGGTTTTGAGGAAAATATCCAGCCCATAATCCAAATCCTTGTTATCATATATCTGAACATTCGGTGTTTGATTGAAGTATTCAGGATATGTTTCATACAACTCCTCGATTTCCACCTCCAAATCGTTTTTCAGATTGGAAAAGTCATAATTGATCTTTCTGTTATCAAGATTTTCCAAATAATTTATGGTAATATCTTTGATATCCTTGGTCAATCCAAAATTTGTTCCTGAAATTCTCTTCTTGGTGATCTGAAACTTGGCTTCTTCCCGTTTTTTATTATAATATTCCGAAATTTCAATTAATTTGCGGGAATAAAACGGAATGGCAATATCAAGATCAAGGGGATCGTTGAAATCCAGCTTGGAAAGGAACTTCTGCTCCTCTAAAGTGGTGTATTCTAGATTGACATCCTGAATGAATTCCCGATACCTTTCGATGATCACGGAATTATCATCCGCAGTCTTGGTATTCTTCACAAAATTCCAAGATTTGAGATATGCCGTGTAATAATCCTGATTTTTTGAAGGATTGAAAGACACATCCATCGTTTTGATGAATTGTAGGAACGAAAGGGATGTATTCGCATCCAGAGCATCACGAACCACCACATTTGGATTGGTGATGGACTTGGGAATGTTTGGATAACCTAATGATGCTAGAGTCATTGGTATTATTTAGAGATGATACAGTGATAAGGAAGAGTATAACATATCTCGCAAAGAAATGTTCATCATTTCAGAATTATAATTGAAATCAAATTCCTCAAAGATTGGTTGAGATGTTTCGGTGAGTATGGGTTCCCCATCTTCATCCCTTAATACATGTTTGGATGAGAGATTATCATAAAGGGTGTAGTCATATACAATCGTATTATCAACAAGGGTGTTTTCATATCCCGTCTGATATTCAAAGAATAAATAATACTTCTCCAGATCGGAATATTGGTAGGTGTCGGGAAGAACCAGAGGCCAACCCCAATTTGCATTGTATCCCGATAACATGTAAGCACTCAACACGGTTTCTTCCACGGGTTGTTCAGTATTCAGCAACACATAGCGGTTGGAGAACTTTTCCAGAGCCACAATGGGGGTTCCCGCCGATATGATGTAGGTATCGGTGTTGATCTCCGTTCCCAGATTTGTTCCGAAGATTTCCTTGGAAGAAAATCCCTTGATATCAAAATTCTCCTTAAATTTGTTATTAAATCCAATCAATTTGTTCTTGCTGATCGATCCCAAGTCCAGAATACGCTTGATTTTCTCCGGATATGTGAAAAGGTTGGATTCAAACACATCATTATCAACCCCCGTCATTTTCATCTGGGAAATCAGGGAGAATATTTCACCTCTGTCCACATCTTGGGTGTTTTCCACGAAATTGGTAATCTTTTCATAGATTTTCTTACCAAGAGTGTCATAGGAAGAACTTAGGGTTCCAAACACCGATCCCATGAAATCGTCAAATAATACCGTCTTATCCAAGAGGAATTCTTGGAATCTTAAACCCTTGAATGTCTCTTGGGCATCAAAATCTTCATTTCTCTTTTCAATGGAAACGTAATTTTTGGGATACACATCGAAGTAGTCGGTGATTCCTACCAAGGAATATGAACTCCCCTGATCATTGGTTGTGGACAGGTTTGCACTCAACTGAACATAGTGTAAAACATCGTTCGTTTTTAATTTTATCTTACCTCTGGCGGAACCATAATAAGCTCCCACATCTTCCAATTCATAATAGGAAGAATTTACTACGTCTCCCCCCGATAATACCAGAACATTGACATCGGAAGCGGAAAGCAGGGGAAAGTTCTTGACGCTGAAATTCTCCGAATCCTTGATTTTTATAACAAATGGTATGTCCACATGGGAGAATTTTCTACCATCAATTTTAAAAGAATCAATTTCATAGAATTCCCCATCCAATCCATTACTGGTGATTGATAAATCCTCCACCTCATCATTATCCACGATAAGGGCTGATAGTGAAATTTTGGTATTGTTCCGATTATTGAGATATTCCACACTTCTATCAAAAAACAGATCAATGTTGATCCGATTGATGGAATCATCCTTGAAATGAATATCCTTGGTTCCCGATACCCCAACAAAAAACGAATTATTATCAGATTCCGTGGCACCTATCAGATTGGTTCCCGATATTTTGGCATAGATCGAAGTGTTATCCGTGGTGATGCGGTCAATTTCCTGATATTGATAGCTTGAGAGGTAATTGTTGTAAATCTTCTCATGAAAAGCATATGTCTTATCCAAATGACGAAATTTTGTCAATTCATCGAAATAATAATCGCTGTTGCTACCGCTTATGCGGTAGAACAGGCTTGTGGTTGGAATGGTTGGAGGATAATATGCTCTGATTGTGATGGGATCGCTGATCTTACCACATTTCCATGATATATTGTCATAGTAGGTAGGACTGTCAAAATCCACGGTGAATGTGTGCTTGAGATAATCAATAATGTGAATGATCTTGTATTCCGTGGAAATCACCGCATTGGAATAGCAATCATAGAGGGTGAAATTGACGACATATTTGCCGGGATTTTCCCAATACTTCTCTGCCGTCAAAGAACTGGAAATGGTTCCATCTCCAAAGTCCCACAAGACCCGAACATAGCTGAAATCATCCAGATCGGGAACGAACCGAAGCGGTGTCTGTTCCAGAGCATAGGAACTCAACACATTTTCGTTCTTCCAATCCAGAACACTAAATTCTATATCGCCAAAGCTGCTCATTCGCTATCCGTGATTAGGATTCTATCTCCGATTGTTTGTGGTCTGTAAAAATAAGGGAACTTGAAAAATGGTAGTGTGGTTGTTTGGTTCACAAATTCTTCATCCACACCTTCATAGACGGGATTCCAGCTTATGAAGGAGATTCCATTGAATATCTCATTCCCATTGCGGGTTCTGATCTTGTCAACACCTTCCAATCCAAGAATTGTGGATGTCAGGTCTGAAAGATCAAGCCTTTGACCCAGAGAATTATTGAGAGGGTTGAAGAAATCCAGAATAATGTTGATAATACGCTTTTTCAGGTTCTCCTTGTTAATCTTGGAATTGGATGTGCGAACGATTTCCAATTTGGAGGTGGAATACACATCCTTATTCGCTGCTTGAGCGGAATACCCAATATCAAATGCCGTATAGATTGGATCACGGGGAACAACCTCGTGACTAAGCATCTTCTTATCAAATGTGGAGTCAATGATCAGGTTTTTCAGGCTGTTTGAGAGAAATGGGGGATACTCTGCATCCGTTTGAACCACAAACTTGGGAACCACGAAGATATTCACATTGTTGAAGTCACAGGAATCCGCAAAATTAACCTGATTCAATATAACCCTATTGGATTTATTGGGATCAACACAGATTCGATAGAAATAATCAATGTATTCATCAATGAACTTCTTATTGTTCACCACTTCCACCGATTGAAGCACGTTGGAAAGGTTTTTAGTGAGATATGTGTCATAATCAATCTCTGTCACAAGCCTAAGCTGCGAACTGAGATACTTGGGAACATTCTGGCGAATCTGATCCACCGTCTCCCCATCGGAAATTGCCGTGGAATTGGCGGTATTGGAGAAATTCAGAGTTGCATTGTTTGTCAGGTCAATGATGGACGAAGGATCAACAGTAATTACATCATTATAAATCTGAGTGAATTGAGAAGTGTTTAAATTGAACAATTTGTTGCCATTGATGACATTCTTGCTGATAATACCCTTGTCATTATCGCTTAGGAGATAATAAACGGCAACCTGATCACCCTCGGCAAGTTTCTTACCAAACACATTATTACCAAATTTGATTTCATAATGCCCGTTCTCATTGAGACGAACCGAATAGTATCTATCGGAATCAGGAGTGAGAAACAGGTTGTCAGTCTCGTCATATTCATACCAAGTTGCATCTCCGATTTCTTTCACGTAAACAGCGAGAGTGCCATGGGCAATGAAACGATCATCGTTCTCATCCACCAGATTATCAACAACAATCGGAAAGGTTTCAAATTCCTTACCCTCCGCTGTGTAAATCGGGTATTCCTGAACGGTTCCCTGATAGAGAATGAGATTATTTTCAATGGAATCGATTTTCTCCGATCCGCTTGTGGTCTTCTCAAAGGAGAAATCGTTCAGGATGGTGTATTGGATGTTATTGACAAGGAAATAGGAATACTTGCGGAGGGTGTAGTTCCCAGCCGCTAGGGAGGCACTGGCGGTGCAGGTGACGGGAACCAGAGACGTTTGTTTGCCCGTAGGATTGTATCCCACAAGGTTCACGATCTTGTTCATGTTCTCATAGAGAGATGTCTGGGAGAAAAGAGCTTCCGATCCCGTTTGATTCAAATAGAAAAGCAGGGTGTGGTAACTATAAGCGATGATGTCGATGAAAGAAGCTAGATTGCTCCCCTCGTAATTCTGATCCGTGAATTTGGGATTCTCATTCAGCCGTTGGATGATGAAATCTTTCAGGGACAACGCATCGAAGTTGATGTATGCGTTTTTGGGCAGGTTATACTCAAGAGAATCACTCATTGTTATTATTTAGGTGGATGATATTAAATAATCATATGGAATTTGATAAGGAGTATCGTAGATTGATGTTGGAGTTCTCGGAAGGAGCGATCCGTAACATTGTGAAGAAATTTCAGAACGATGCCACGGAACAGGAAATCCGTAGGGAATTACAAGATTTTGAGAAATATAAGAACGCTCTCCAAAAGAAAGACCCTTTCCAATATAAATCGTGGATAGAGTTCACGGAAGCGATCCATGCTGCAAAGGGTAAGGCGGAATTTAAAAAGAAAAAAGCACCAACCAAAGATGTGGTTGCCAATCAGGAGGATATTGTAGCTGATGATGAGAATGTGACGATCTATCGGGGGGATTCCCAAGATAAATGTGTGTTATATGGAAAGGGATACTCTTTCTGTATCTCAAGAACGGGAGGTGGTAATATGTTCTCAAATTATCGGTTTAATGATTTGGCAACGTTTTATTTTATTTATTTTAAAAAGAAGCCTAAGACCGCAACTGACCATATTATGGTATTAGATCGTAATAGACGAGGATATGATTGGACATTTGCAGATAATAATACCAAAGAAGTGGAAGGTGGGTGGAACGAGATAGTTCGTAAATATCCAGAATTAACGAAATATGAAAAATTATTGGTTAATAAGGAACTGGATAACGTGGAAAAAGATTTTTTAGAAAGAAAAAGAAATTTTAAAAAACAATTACCATCATACACCAATGATCCAGATGTTGATTTTGATAAAGCGGTGTTACTGTGGAATAAATTTTCTCATAAAGAAAAAGCGGCAGTTCTTTCGGATTACTACGATGATACACTTCACGATGTAATCTGGAAACAATTGGATTCTGGTCTTAGGAACGAATATATCAACATTAATCCTAATTTGTCTGATTATCAAATGGATGATTTGAAACCGAATGAGATATTACGATATAAAAAAGTCAGAGATACGTTATTTGATGATGAGTATCCCGATTATTATCCAGAATTTAGTGCCAACAAGCTTGATGATATTGAAAATGTTTTGAAGCATCCTTTTTTTGCGATGACTTATATGATGTCATGGAAAAACAATTTAGAAAATATCCCATATGAAGTGTATGAATTACTAGCAGACGATCCTTATTTGGCTTTGGAGTATGCAGAATGGGTTGTTGAAAATGCCCCAAACACCATGATACCAGCAGATATTTATGAATCTATAATGGAATCGGAGCGTGGTAGTGACATCTCTGATGAATTGCGTAACTATTTTGGAAAACGTGGATATTTTGGAGAAGATTGGGAAGAAGATGATACTTTTACAGAATCATTTCATTCAGAATTATGTGATATTTTATCGGAAACAACAGATAGTATTCAAGAATCCACCCACTTTGACAAATACTATCAAAGTATAATGTCGAGTTTTTTCAAATGATCGAATAACCCGTGGAATTCAACTTCGATTTCAGGGAAAGTCCCTTGACACCCAGAGATGGAACATCAATTTGCAGGGACACATCATATTCCTGTTCATCCTCATTACCCACCACACTCACGTTTCTCACGACAATGCGTGGTTCCGAACGGGGTAATTTCCTTTCAATATCATCCTGAATGTCTTCCGCTGTGAATTCATCCACGGGTTCAAACAGATATCGTCTCAGATCAATGCCAAAGAGGGGATTGAGTATCTTTTGACCGGGGGAGGTGAGGAATGCATTGGAAATGCTTGTCTTGATGGCTTCCACATCAAAAATAGCCCGAATATCCTTCAATTGCTCCTTACGATTGAGTTGGTTGTTGAAAGAATATGATGGTTCCAAATCAAATGACACATCTTTGTAGAGATAGTCATTTTTCAACGATGCCTCATCAATCTTGGATGCTTGAAGTGATTTGATTTTGATGTTCATATGATTACCAGTCGGAGCAAGCAGCAGCCTTGGGTGATCCGGGTTTAGCGGAAGAACATTTATGCCGTGCGCGGAATGATTTGCGGCGTTTTGGATTATCCTTCCCAACTCTTACACCAGCTTCTCCCCAATGAATCCTTTTATAAGAACCATCTGGTTGTCTGGCACACTTAGTCCACTTTTTACCCTTGCGATCACTGGAGGCTTTTTTGGTTGGACCGTCACATTTCTTGGATTTTTCCAAAAACACGGCGACTTCCTGAAGATCAATCATGAAATCATTCAAATCCACGTTGAAAGAGGATGCGTATTTGTTCGCCAATTCATCGAATGACTCGGTGATAGCTGCCGCTTTGAGGGCTGTGACGAGCTTGATTGCAGCATTGGCTCTACCACGGATGGCTTGGAATCTTCCTTTGGCTAGATCGGTAAGCATTCTCTTACGATCTTTGTCAATTTTCTGTTTTTTGAGATATACAAGCAGATCGGGACGAATTTCTTCCCATTCTTTTTCATTTTTAACACCTTCCAAACGCTGGATCATGTCATCTCCTCCTCCAAGAGCCTTGGCACGTTTGGCTTGCTTCATATTGAGGGAAATCGCAGGACTTTTCATGATCACATTATAAAAATAAGAAATCATTTTAAACAGGGGCAAGCTTCTGTAAAGTTGTTCAATGGAAATACTGTAATTATCCCCTCTTTTAGCTTCAAAGAAGTTATTTTTATATTCATCATAATTCTGCTTCTGCATATCAAGGAACAAAACCAAAGGATTCATATCAGAATTATCTGAAAATAACATTTCCAAAAGTTGAAGCTGTGTTTGAGCATCCTTGGCAACTTCTTTCTCAATCATATTAATATCCAATTCATGAAGAGGTATCGTTCTTTTCGGAGATTCTTCGGGAGTTGACAGGATTTCTTCGGCTTGTTTTTTATAAAGTCTTTTGGCAGTGTCACGAATCACTGCAAGCATTTGTTCCAGATAGCTATCGTTAATTTCCTCGTTTTCTTGAGAAACATTTTCAATGGATTCGTAAACATCATCTAACTCAGATTGTGCTTCATCACGAATAGCCTTAAATTTTATTAAATCTTTCTTAAAATCCTCAATATCCTTTTCAGTTTTATTTTTTGGATTGTTTATAATAGTGGCAAGATTGTTGATCTTTCCCCAAAGATTGTCAATGTGTTTTGGTTTGGTTTTAAGCACACTTTCCTGATATGCGGAGATTTGACGACGATTTTTCTCAAATCCTTTCATAATACCTTTCATTTGGTCTGCAAACACATCATCATTCTTGAGAAGTTGAAAAGATTTACCTAAAAGCTTGATAACATTGGCTTGATCTGTCATACCTTTATCTTTAGGGTTATGGGCTGGTGTTATATGAGAATTGGGATCGTAAGATGCAAAACTTGAAAGACTCATAACATCCGTTAAATTTTCTCCTTTATACTGGTCTATTGTTTTTCGTCTTCCTTCCCTGTCTCTATTGACCGGATTGTAATTTGATTTGCCTATTGGAGAAGACGAAAAACCAGATGGTCCAGCCGCTTGTTGGGCGTTGAATACTCTTTCCCCCGGCTTGGTTCCTTTTGCTTCCACCACTAAATTATACAAATCATCAAAGTTCATGTTAATATTTAGAGTAAATGACTAAATAATCCTATGGGCAAGAAATTTGATCAGATATTTGAAGCGGTTGTGTCACGTTCGGAAATTGGGGGGTACCTTAACGGTGATATTGTAAAGTTCCGTGATGGATATAAGAACACGGAAACTTACAAGTATATGCCATCCACACTCAAGAAAGAAGTGGATGAATTGGCAACTTGTGGACTGAACATCAAGGTATGCCAAGTTGGAGATAAGCAATCGGGATATTCCGTTGGGAATCAATTCAAACCAGCATCACAGGTCGTTCTCACCATTGCTGCCGATCATGGTGGTGGTAGAACGTATGGTAGAGTCACAGTGACTCCCGACATGGTTGATATGGTGGATGTGAGCGCAGGAGTTCCAGTTCCAGACAAATTCAAGAAAAAAGACGTTGTGATCATCAAGCCCAAGCAGCTTAAAATCGATCCTAATATCATCACCAATGTCACTGACAAGGGAAATGGCAAGAATACCCCCACCGATCTGAAATTGGCAGGAGAATCCAAGTCTTGGGATTTCACCAAAGAATTGGGTAATATTTATGATGAAATATTGCAAGAAAAATTTGATTTCAAAAAAGCCGATAGAAATAAAAATGGTGAATTAGAAGATTGGAAAGAAAATATAGGTAAAAAAGTCTTCGGTGATGATGAAGATGGGGATGAAGAAGAAGATAACGAAGAATGCGGAGAAGAAGACGAACAAGATGCTTGTTATGAAAAAGTAAAATCTCGATATGATGTATGGCCTAGTGC